AATCTGGAAATTTGAGCGCGTATCAACTGTATACATATCAAGAAGTAATAAGTCCGTTGCTGCGCTTAACCCTGTGGATGTAAATATATTATCATCCTCTAAGTCGGATGTTGTCCCGCCGATGTATGATGTAATACTATCAGGACTTTCTTGAACAAGCAAAGACCCAACGCTTCCAAGAGATTGAGTGCCGGGGCGTGTTCTTATACTACCATAAGGAGTGGAAACAAAATTATTGATTGTTTGAGCTGAGCTGTCTAAAATACCTAAATCTGTTCGCTCTAAGAGACGTGGGTTTATTTGACCGTTTGAAAATTTAACTCTCTTTTGCAGTGTCTTCATTTTATCCCCTTATATCTACGAAAGGAGAACTTCTTACCCTCTTTGGTTTTTGCTGGCGGCTATCAATATTTGTCGCGTTTATATAATGAAGAGCTTCCTGATTAGCAAGGATTTGCATAAGATCAGTGTCTCCCGTCAAGTCAAAACATAAATCTAATGCAAGCCGATATTTAATATAATCAATGAAGTATGTTGGCCAATACACCTCATCCACACGAGCAGTGTATTCAATGTAAACCGCTGTCGAAATGTTACAATACAAGCCGTCAACTGTAATGACAAAATCATCCAAAGGTACATTGGATGTTGGGCTTGTGTATTGGTTTCTTAAGAAAAGGAAGTCATCAGGGAATTCGTAATCATCATAATAATAAGAATATCGCTCGCCTGTCACAGCAATGGCATTGTCAAGCTTAGCATAATCAAGCGCAAAACCCCAGCGATACCGTTGGAGTGCAGTCTTAACTGTATTCTCATATAGTGAATTCATCTTTACAGCTACAGTGTCGGTCGAAGACGTAAAGTTAACACTGTCCTCAACGCCCAATAAATTGACTGCAAGCTGTTTCACTTCTGCGGCTGTAGCCATGTATTACCTCCCAAAGGTGAGGGGAGCGAAAAAATAAATAAAAAACTCCCCTCTTCTTGGTTTAAGAGTTAGCAACAAGCGTCGCTGCACCGTCTGTAACAGACGATACATGATACCATGTATTCCCAGATCCGTCAGCATCAATGACAAGTACTTGGTCGGCTGCCTTCATCTCGAAAACATTAGTAAAAAAACCAGAGGTTGTGACTGTATCACTACCCTCATTCCAATAGGCATACACACAAGGCACAGATCCGCGCTTTGCATTGTTTCCGATTGGAGTTAGGTTATCTCTATTATAAGCCATAATTAATTTCTCCTTTTATTAATCTTGCTGTGAAACAACGCCAACGATACCGTCATCGTCAATCACGACAGCCGCAGAGCTGAATTCAGCACCTACAAGGTAAGCACGCTTTTCAGGTATCCAGGTCATTTCTGTTTCCATATTCATGCCGATAGCTTGGCCAATAGCACGCTTATGATACATAAACCCGATATCACCGATATCTGATCCAGAACCTGTAGAAGGCAATCCTCCTTCCCGACGTGTTGCAATAAGAATAAATTTAAACCCAAGGAATGTATCAACTTCGCCATTTACAAGAGTTTTAACGCTGTTGTAGTCCGAAGAGGTAACTGCCGTTGTGTTCAAAAGATCTTCTAATTGCTTAGCAGTGTGGATGAAATAACGGTCTTTCATAGGCACACCATTTTCATCAAGGATTTTCTTACCTGATAAAAGTGTTGCAACCGTAAGATCAGCCGTAGCTAAACCAACAAGGTTATTTACGCTGTCATATCCTGAGTTAATAGCATCAATGATAATTTGATCCATCCGAAGACCAATAGTATCAGCAGCTACTTCAGCAAGTTCAGTAAGCTCTGTAAAATTGATTTTCTTTGCATCAAATTTGTCAGCATAATCGAAGGCTTCCCAATCTTTTAAAGTACAAGATACGCGTGAGAAGTCTGTGTTCATTGCTACAACGTCAGCCCCTGGGTTGTGCAGAGTAGCAAGTCCTTTTCCTTTCTTATTAAAATATGCAGTCTTTCCTGTGACCCCTGTTTTAGTGTAAACAGTATCTCCGAGAACACGATAGTCCCCGTAAGCACGTTTAACTTCACTATCAAAGAAGTCCACCATGACTGCGTCAACTTCGCGAGACATAGTCTTTCTCCTATTCTAAGTTAATCATTAAAAATAAAAACGATTTCTCAAAATATGCCACTATCTTTGATATAGGGATGGCAGGACGCCATTGAGCCTAAGATATGGGTTTTAATCCATCTAATATAATTTTACCATACAATAGATACAAGTCAAGGCAACGGACAGAAAGAGAAAACCCCTCGGTAAGAAGGGCTTTCCACTCCCAAAGAGGTTATCTCTTCAGCACAGGCAGACCGCCCTGTCTTCCTGCTTTTTGCCTTAATTTAATGATTTCTAAACGACGTGACTGAGATGTTTCTGGATTATTATATTCCTCAGCAAGGGCATAATCGTCAGCCAGTCCCGTTGTTTCCGCGCCGGGTATAGGGACTTGCCCCACACCTTTTATAAGTTTTTTCAATTTATACATGCCCGAGATTAAAGAAGCATCACCATCGGCTGCTCGTAAGATACTTTCTTTCTCTTCTTCACTAAACATATTGTTGTTCTTTATAAACTCAGCCGTTTCCTTAATGACATTTGTCGCATTATCCCCCAACTTCTTCAATTGCTCACGCTTCCAATCTTCACGCTCCAATTCAAGTTGCTCTTGTGTGCGAGTGTCAAAGATGCCGGCTTTCTCCATGACGGAATTTATTAAATCTTTCACACGAGCGTTCTGTTCCACATTAAAACCAAGATCTTTCGAAACAAGATCAATGTCATTAATAACTTCCTTCACCTCAGTATTTGCCTCGTCATCAAAATTATAATACTTCTCAAACTTAGTATCTGGCTTGTAAGATTGATATTCCTGAACATCTTCCGGTGCCTTGCCTTTTGAAACAATCCGACGTAAATCTTTTACTTGCTTTTCCCAGTTTGCTTCTTTTTCTTTGAAGCTTTTGATCCTTTCAAGAACAACATCCTCACGCAACTGTTTCGTTTGTGTATCATATAATTCAGGGTCAAGCCCATCATCTTTAGAATTATCATCACTATTGTTATCATCATCTTTCTTATCTAAACCAAGCAACCCATCTGTTTTTTCTGTGCTTTCTTCAGTGGGCGCATCCTCTGTACTTGAGGGAGTTTCTTTTGTTTCTGCCTCTTGTACATCATCTGCGGTTGACTGATATACCATTCGTTATTCTCCTTCTTCTCCTTTTTTAATTTCAGAATTGACTAAGGTTTCTATTTCCTTAATCGCCTTACGTTTTCCCAACACATAATATGTTGAGTTGACGTTCTGTAAATCCTCCGGGCTGTCATAAAGCTCTTTCATATAATCGATAAGAAGGCGCCCCTTCTCATTATCAAATACATCCTTAAATAATCTTTGCCTGTATTTAAAATCTTTGTGTAGGTCAACTATATTTTTGTGCATTTATCTTCCCTTCTTCTTTAGCTATATCTGCTTGAACTTCATCCTCGAGAGCTTCATCTTGTGCGGCTTGCTGCGCCTGAACTGCGGCTTGCTGTGCTTGAGCCATCTCATCGGGAGATTTGATAAGATCATTAGGTACGCCCATCTGATCCAGAACATAATGTGTGAGTTTGTTAAGGTCTGTCGACATTGCCATCATTTGTCCTGTTGGGTCATATTGCATGACAAGAGATAGTGCATAGAGTATCCCTTGCATCTCATCTTGCTTCTGTTGTTTAGCAAGTGGTGTCCGGATTTTTATTTTAAAACCAAACCCATCAATTTGATTGATGTCAAACTCCTCTGATATATATCCATATTTCTGTAAGATATCAATGATACGTTTTACAAGAGGCCGTAAAAAATCACTAATCAAACGACCAAATACACTTGTTATGTCAACCTGCAATTCACGCATACGCTGGGCAATCTCTGTGGCTGTTCGCGGGGCGCCAGCTTCTTGCGGCAATGTGTTGTCAAGCATAGTTTTTTTGATGTCCATCTTTAATGCGTCAATATTGTATTGCTGTATGTCGACATTAATTGGCATGCTAAGCGGTGAAAC